TCTCTGACTTTGAGCATCAAGACATAGAAGAAGATGAGGCAGAGGCAGTAGACATGGACTTGTCTGAACTATACAACTCACAGATAGGTGAGCCAGGACTACGATGGAGATTGTCATGGCTTAACAAAGCACTAGGTTCATTACGAACAGGTGACTTTGGTTTCATCTTTGCTAGACCAGAGACAGGTAAGACTACCTTCCTTGCTAGTGAGATAACACATATGATAAGCAACACTGATGGTGACATCATATGGTTTAACAACGAGGAACAAGGTAAGAAGGTAGCTATCAGATGTTATCAAGCTCTCTTCGGTGTAACAACACAAGAGTTATTCTCTGACATCGAAGGTTATGCAGCCAAGTATAAACAGATAACACAAGATAGGTTAAAGATATATGACTTCGAAGACAGTAGTCATACAGGTAGGATAGAACAGATACTAAAAGAATCTAATCCATCACTGATTATCTTTGACCAGATAGATAAGATACGAGGGTTCAAGGCAGACAGGAATGACTTGCAACTCAAAGCCCTATACCAATGGGCTAGAGAGTTAGCCAAGACATATGCACCTGTCATTGCAGTATCACAAGCTGGTGGTACAGCAGAGAATAAACTATGGTTAACTATGGATGATGTAGATAGTAGTAAGACAGCCAAGCAAGGTGAGGCTGACTTCATCATAGGTATAGGTAAGGAGTCAGACAACACTAGCAACGCTAGGTATCTTAACATCAGTAAGAACAAACTGATTGGTGATAAAGATACACTGCCTGACTTACGACATGGTAACCAGACAGTTATGATTAAACCAGATGTAGCTAGATATGAGGACATGATATGAACTACTTAACATTAGATGTAGAAACAACAACAACTAACATGGGACATCCATTCGATAAGAACAACAAGCTTATCTCTGTTGGTATTAAGAAGAACGATGGACCTACTGTTACATATGATATAGAATACTCCGTTGACCCCTACCAAGAATTGCTTAATGACATTCAAATAGCCGTGAATGAAGCAGATGTGTTGGTAGGGTTTAACATTAAGTTTGACTTGCATTGGTTACAACGCTATGGTATAGACTTCAAGACCAAGCGTGTATGGGATTGTCAACTGGTACAGTTTATAATCATGAATCAATCTAACCCATACCCTAGTCTCAATGGTACTGCAGAGTACTATGACTTGGGTACTAAACTAGATGAGGTCAAGGAAAACTACTGGAAGAATGGTATAGACACAGACAAGATACCATACGACATACTAGATGAGTACCTTAAGCAAGACGTTGAACTAACATACTCTGTATTCATTGAGCAGCACGACATGATACAAGGTAAGGAAAGATTAATAAGTTTACATAACCAAGACTTGTTAGTACTACAAGACATGGAGTACAATGGATTGCAGTATGAGTATGACAAGTCTCTTATACTAGGGAATGAATTAGATGAACAGATATCAAAGCTGGATAGACAACTGTATGAGTATCATACTTTTGATAACTTTAATCCCAATAGCAATGTTCACCTTTCTGCTCTACTCTATGGTGGTACTATTAACTATCGTGAGCAAGAAGAGTGTGGAGTATTCAAGGGTGGTGCTAGAAAAGGTGAGGTCAAACATAAGTGGGTTGACAAAGAGAAGGTAATGCCCAAGCTCTTTGAACCTATTGATGGTACACAGTTAGCAAGAGAAGGACAGTATCAAACCAATGATGACACACTCAAGCGACTGAAAGGTAGCGAAGAGTCAATGAAGATACTGAGTATACTACTGACACGAGCAACACTAGAGAAACGTAGAGGTACATACTACATAGGTTTACCAGCATTAGTAGACACGATGGGTTGGACTAACAATCTAATACATGGACAACTCAATCAGTGCGTAGCAAAAACGGGTAGGTTAAGTAGCAGTAAGCCTAACTTACAGAACTTTGATGGAGAGATTAAGTCTCTCTTTACAACTAGATACGGAGATTAATATGAGTGTAGATAAACAACAACATGAAATGAATGAGCAACAACATATGGAAGAGTCACATCAACATCACACAGCACATGAGTTCAGTGATATGATACTATCTCTTGGACCTAACGCAGTGCTATCACTGTTATCTGATGAGGCTCGTAGTGAGTTACGAAAGAGTATCATCATACAATATAACCACAGACTAGTGGAAACATCAGGACTATAATATGTTACTTAACGCAGACGCTAAAGCATTAGAGTGGGTATGTGCAACGTACCTATCTCAAGATGACACGGCAAAGAAAGAGATATGGGATGAGGTTGACCAGCATACAGACAACCAAGAAAGGTTTGGTCTACCATCTAGGTTAGTAGCAAAGACATTCGTCTTCCGTCTAATCTATGGTGGTAGTGCATACTCGTATGCTATGGACCACAACTTCAAGGACATAGGTGGTGAGAAGTATTGGCAAGACATCATTGATAAGTTCTATGATAAGTACAAGGGTCTATCTAAATGGCACAAGGATATAGTAGATACAGTTAAGAAACAATTCTATCTAGAGATGCCAACAGGTAGACGATATGATTACAAACCAGAGGTAAACAGTATGGGTAATGTAAAGTTTCCCCGTACTAGAATACTTAACTATCCAGTACAAGGACTGGGTGCAGACCTCATGTCAATAGCTAGAGTAAGCATAGCTAACAGACTACGAGGCAAACAGAATGTTGACTTAATCAACACAGTACATGACTCTGTTATGATTGACTTTGATGACACGAAGAATGACAGTGATGAGCTAGTCAGTATAGTGGAACAAGCGTTCCATGATATACCTGCTAACTTCTATAGATTGTTCGGTAGTAAGTTTAACTTACCGACAAGAGTAGACATACAAGTAGGTAACCATTGGGGTGAAATGAAGTAGTTGACTTTTCATTTTACATGTGTTATACTATTAGTGTAGTATAAATTAATCAAGGAGATTATATGTTAATAAATGTAATTGATGTAGGGAGTGTTAACACACACTCGGCAAAGAACGGTAGACAATACCAATCTTTAGAAGTAACATACAAGAATGAACAAGGACAAGCACAGTCCAAGAAGTTAATGTCATTCGGTAATCCTGAAGTGTTCAAGACAGCACAGTCATGGACCAAAGGAGATTCAGTAAACATTGCAACAGAGAAAGATGGTAATGGTTACTGGCAATGGACTAAGATTCTAGCAGAAGGTGAGTCAGCTCCTGTTAGCAATGCACCAGCGAGTAACGCTGGAGGTAGTAACACTAGGGTGACTGGTAGTAACTATCCAACTGCTGATGAAAGGGCACAGACCCAAGTGTATATCATTAGACAATCGTCGTTGACTAATGCAGTAGCTACACTGACAACAAAGGGTAAGCCTATAACATCTGATGAGGTACTGACACTAGCCAGGGTGTATGAAGGGCATGTGTTAGGTATTGAAAACAAACCTCAAGCAATCAAAGAGCCTGACTCTATTGAGGACTTGTCTTCGGACATACCGTTCTAGATGTTAGCACTAATTGACCATGATTTAGTAGTGTTTCGTTCGGCTGCATCAGCAGAGAACGATAGCTTTAACATAGCCAAGTACAGGGCAGAGCAGTTACTAGATAGCTTGATGGAGAAGACAAAGGCAACAGAGTATCGTGCCTTTATCTCTTCAAAGACTAACTTTCGTAAAGACATATTACCAAGTTACAAAGCTAACAGGACTGCACCTAAACCTGTTCACTTGAAAGCACTACAAGACTATGCGTTAGAACACATGAATGCCGAGTTAGCAAGAGAGGGGTTGGAAGCTGATGATGAACTAGCAATCAATCAAACAGACGACACAGTTATAGTATCTCTGGATAAAGACCTATTGCAAGTACCTGGTCAGCACTTCTCGTGGGAAATTAGTGGTAAGAATTGGAAGAGACCTGATATCTTTAGGACAGTAAGTGAGATGGATGGTCTCCGCCTCTTCTTTGAACAGTGCATTAAGGGTGATACATCTGACAATGTAGTGGGTATCAAAGGGTTTGGTGATAAGAAAGCCAAGAAGTTATTGCAGTATATAGATTCACCTGAAGAAATGTTTATGTTGGTACAGGATTTATATAATGACGACGAGTCTTTCATTAAGAATGCATCATGTCTTTGGATGAAGAGAACACTAGAAGATAATTGGAGAGATAGGTTTGAACAATTTCAAAAGCAAACTGGAGGAGAAAGCATGGAAGATACTGAAGAAAAACTTTCCGTCAGTTAAGTATGAGCCTGATGTTATTAAATACATACAGCCAGAGAAGGAAAGGAAGTACAACCCTGACTTTAGGATGGCAAGGAATGTATACATAGAAGCAAAGGGTAAGTTAGACTTAGCAACAAGGCAGAAGATGGTATGGTTCAAAGAAAATAATCCACACATTACAATCATCTTCTTATTTATGAACCCAGACAATAAGATAACCAAGCGTAGTAAGACAACTTACGGAGCATGGGCAACTAAGGAAGGGTTTGAATGGTTAGACTTTAGAAAGGATTGGATACATGGATATAAAGAACTTAGTAGAGAACGATGATGGTAGTGTTGACTTTGACTTTAAGGTTGACAGTAAGGAAACAGAGTTCCTTCTTACCTTTGCTATCAAGGCATTGATAAGAGAGGGTATCATTAAGACAGGTCAAGAAGAATTTGACTTA